AATCGGGTGACCACGAGGACAAGGTGGATCTCAAGCAGATCCCCAAGAACCGCAAGGGGCGCAGGATGCTCCAGCGGCACCGCTCCGGCGGCGCTCCCAACGCACGCGTCACGTCGCGTACGCGGACGGGCAGCCCGGTCTACTTCGGAGCCTGGATGGCCGACCTCAAGGTCAAGTCCGCGCTACAGAAGACCAAGACCGCCAAGCTCGCGGAGCACACGCACCCCGGCGCACTCGTCCGCAGCGCGTTCGCGCTCCTCCACAACGCCGGTTTCAAGAACGTGTTCCAGGTCACGCAGATGACGATCGAGCAGGTGCTGTCCATCGACGGCATCGGCATCAAGAAGGCGGAGGCGCTGGAGGCGTACCTCACCGAGAACAACGTCAAGACGCGCTGGACGGCTGCCGGCTGATGGAGATGACCATCCGAATCTGGAACGGGTGCAAGGTGGTCCAGTTGATTTCCGTCAGCGAAACCGGATCAACCTCGCACGGAGCCGTTGGCGGCGCAGCGAATTCCACCCAGGTGGACATCGAGTTCGATCCCTGGGCAGGACTTATCGTCATCAACCGCTCCGGCAAATCGCCGCAGGTCATCGACGGCAAGGACCAATCCTGATGGCAACCGAACGCCAAGGGATGACCACGCAGGAGTTTGCTGCCGGTTTCTTCGATCTCGACGGGGCGACTGAGTACAAGAACATGCTGGTGTACGGCGGACCGGGCAGCGGCAAGACCGTGCTGGCTGGTACCGTACCCGGCCGGATCCTGTTTCTCGCCGGGGAACCGGGCTACATCAGCGCTGCGCGGCTGGGTGCGCACGGGAAGGCTCGCCTCATCCCGGACACCGCAACGGCAGTCGCCGCGGCAGCCTGGCTGGAGGACGGCGGCGCGACCAAGTTTGACTGGGTCATCGCTGATGGTCTGGGGACGATGCAGAAGAAGTTCCTGCTAAACTACGCGGCAGAGGCTTACGACGCCAACCCCGCCAAGCGGGCGCATCGGAACCTGCCGGACAAGCCGGACTACTTCAACGCCCAGAACATGATCATGAGCTGGGTGGCACGGCTGATCGACCTCCCTGTCAACACGCTCTTCACCGCGCACGCCATGTTCCCGGAGGACAAGGCGACTGGCGAGCAGCTGGTGTACCCGGCGATCCAGGGCAAGGGCTACGAGATCTCCAGCTACGTCTGCGGTCTGATGCACGCGGTCGGCTTCATGCGGCCGCGCATCAAGCAGACCGAGGATGGGCCCAAGGAGGTCCGGCGGATTCTCTGGCAGAACACCATCGATCCCAACACCGATACCAACTACTTCGCCAAGGACCAGTTCAACGCACTGGGGCGCTTCACGGATGATCTGACTATGGCGGAGATCTGCGCCATCATCGACTCCGGGAAGCAGAACGAAGCTCCTGCGGCCGCTACGGCGGCTGTGGAGGCGGCGCAGGCCAACACTGCCCGCAAGGCCGCTCCGGCGGCCAGACGGCGCGCTCCGGCGCGTGCCGGTCGGTAACCCACCTATAACAAAGGAATCCAAATGCCCAAAGCCAAATGGGGTGCCGGTGACAACATGCTCACCGCCGACGACATCAACAACGCTGAGGTTCCCGAGACCCGTACCCGGTACTCTGGGCCGCTTCCGCCGTCCGGCACGTACCGCTTCACCATCCAGTCCCTCAAGCAGGGTGTCTCGGACGCCGGCAACGACAAGGTGACCGCGTTCGTCACGCTGGACGGCACCTGGAAGTCGAACCACAAGCAGTTCGATGGCGCGCCGGTGTGGCAGCACCTCGCCCTGACCCAGGCCAACGCGCCGCAGGTTCGCAACTTCCTCGACTCGATCGGGGCCACTCCGGCGGACCTGCTGAATGGCTCGATCGTGGACGAGAACGGCTACATCACCAAGCTCGGCAAGGTCGGTGACCCGGTCGGTATCCAGGTCTACGGGACGGTGCAGCACTCCAAGGTCACCGCGCAGTACCCGGACAAGCGGCTGGAAATCGCGTACGCGGGCTGGCTGATGGTGGACGACGAGGGCGACTCGGCGGACGCTGCCGGACCGGCGGGGGCGGACGGCGAAGAGCCGCCCTTCTAGGACAACCCGCAACGTCTGACACCGTCACAGACGACTCCAACCGGAGGCGGGCAAGGAGGAGGCCGGACCGGAAGCGGTCCGGCCTTCTCTCGTTAGCGGCAGTGTAGACTCGTGGAATACACTGAGGTGCAAGGCAATCGAAGGGACCAGCATGGCAGACGTTGTGGTCGCACCCGTCGATGAGATGACGGATGAGAACCTCATGCGGCACTTGGAGAACAGGCACGCGGACGACTTGCGCCTGGAGTTCAAGGCTGCGCCGGGCGAGGACGCGCGCACACTCGCAGCGCCGGACCTCTGGCGGACGTACCACCAGACGATGCATCGCTTGTACCCGCGCAAATACGAGCACACGCACCGCGATACCGTGAGGGGTAGCTGATGGAGATTCGCTGGGAGGACCGCACCGAGCAGATCTGGGTGCTGGTCCGAGTAGGCGACAGCGACAAGGTTGCTGATGCATTCATTTCGGAGAAGGCAGCAGTGAACGCAGAACGGCTGGGCGACTACTCATGGGGCGTTGAGGCAGTTCCAGTTCCGCTGCACCGGCCGTCGCTCGCGCCGATCTACGGCGGTCCGACGCTGCTGGAGGCGCTGTGGAATGAGATGGACCGGCTCATGGAAGGCCTGATGACCCAGGCGGACGCCGAGGACGGTGGCGACCGGTACCGGGCGCAGGAGCTAGCTTGGGTGATCGCCATATGTACCAACCCATATGACCCATCCGTCGATCGCATCCGCGCCGAGGCGATGGAGCGCTGGAACAAGTCGCAGGAGGTGGAGCGTTGAGGCTCCGGATGTTCAACAACAAGGTGGCCGTGCTCGGCTGTGGACCGGCAGGTCTCTTCGCCACGCATGCGTTGATACGCAAGGGATATGACGTCAAGGTGTACTCCAAGCTCCGGAAGTCGCACATGTACGGAGCGCAGTATCTCCACGAGCCGATCCCGTACCTCACGCCGGCAGACGAGGAGCCGATGCTGGTGCATTACAAGCTGGAAGGCGAGGCCAGCGAGTATCGGGACAAGGTCTATGGCGCCATCCCCGTCAAGGTGTCGCCGGAGTCGCTGACGACGGAGCACCCGGCTTGGGATATCCGCGCCGCATACGATGCAGCGTGGAACATGTACTCACCGATCATCGAGGACACCGTCATCGGCCCGGAGTGGATGGCGTCCGGAGCGCTGGACGGCTATGGCTCCGTCGTGTCCTCGGTGCCGCTGCCGACGCTGTGCGAGGCCAGGGACGCGCACGAGTTCCACGCAGTCGGCATCTGGGCGATCGGCGATGCCCCGCGGCGGGGGCAGTACGCGCCCTTCCGGCCGGAGCCGAACACGGTGCTGTGCGACGGGACGCGTGACCGTGGCTGGTACCGCGCCAGCAACATCCACGGGCATGTGACGGTCGAATGGCCGTACGCCAAGAAGCCTCCGCTGCCTGGCGTGGCGGAGGTCCTGAAGCCGATCTACTCCACCTGCGACTGCTACATGCGGAGGCCGTGGAGGTTCGTTAAGGTTGGCCGGTATGGCGTCTGGAGCAAGGGCGTGCTCTCGCACCAGGCCTACACGACGGCGAGCGCGCTGTGACTCACTTGGAACCTACTGAATTTCCGCCAATGCTTATCGTCAACTCCTCTGTTCGCAGGGGGACGTTGAATAGGATGAGTTCGGATGGGATGGACCGGAACGACATGCTTATCATCCGCATCGATTTCATCACTCCGGACATGAACGTTGATGAGGGTGAAATGGGTCGGATGGAACTCCTTTTGGATCCATCTTCCGGGAGAGAATTCGCTCAAGGCATAAGAAGCGGAATCTTGATGAAGCTCAGGGAGATGGGTCTGTGAGGAGCAACGGACACGACAAGCCGGTCGTGGCGCTCGATCTCGACGGCACGCTGGGCGACTACCACCGCAACTTCATTGAGTTCGCTCGCCGGTACTTCAACAACACCGAGAGCAACTGGATGGCTCCCAACCCCGGACTGCCGTTGTGGGAATTCATGGGGATCTCGCACCGCGACTACCGGGACGCAAAGCTGGCCTACCGGCAGGGCGGCTGGAAGCGCTGGATGCCTTGCTATCCCATGG